CGTGACCGGCGACCTCGTCGATCTCTTCTGCGGCGGGGGCGGCGTGTCCGCTGCCGTGCGCGCTGTCATCGGACGCGATGTAGACGTAGCGGTGAACCACTGGCCCGTCGCGATAGCCGTGCACCAACGGAATCACCCGCAGACGCGCCACCTAATGAAGGACATCCGCGAGGTTCGGCCTCGAGAGGCATGCCCAAGCGGCCGAGCCGGCTTCATTTGGGCATCCCCCGATTGCCGGGACCACTCCCGCGCCAAGGGTGGCAAGCCGCGCGAGAACAAGCTGCGGGCCCTTCCCGACGTCGTACCCGAGTGGTGCGCCGAGCTTCGTCCGGCCATGGCCTTCATCGAGAACGTGCCCGAGCTGCAAAAGTGGGGCCCCCTCGACGGCTCCGGCAAGCCCATCAAGTCGCGGCAGGGCGAGTTCTTCGAGCGCTGGCTCGGGGAGTTCCGGGGCCTTGGATATCAGGTCGACCACCGCATACTAGACGCTTCGCATTACGGCGCCCCGACCCGGCGGAAGCGGCTCTTCGTCATCGCGCGGCGGGACGGCAATCCGATCGTCTGGCCGGAACGCACCCACGGCCCAGGACTCTTACCGTTTCACACCGCGGCCGAATGTATCGACTGGTCGCTACCCTGCCCGTCGATCTTCGAGCGCGAGAAGCACGGACTAAAGCCGCTCGTAGAAAAGACCATGTGGAGGATCGCTCAAGGCTTGAAACGGTTCGTGTTCGACAATCCTCGCCCGTTCATCGTGAAACCGAACCATGGCAAGTGGGAGCCGCGGCACGAGGACATCGATTTGCCCCTGTCCACGGTGACGGCAACGCAGCGGGGGCACGGTCTCGTCGTGCCGGTCCTTCAACACTCCGGGAACGGCGAACGGGTCGGGCAGCGCGGTCGCGTCTACGACATCGAGGCGCCCCTCGGCACGCTGGTCGACGGCCAAAAGCACGCACTGGTCCTCGCATGGCTCACGAAGTATTTCGGCGATCCGATCCGTGCGGATGGCGGAGGAGGTGTCGTCGTGGGCGACGATCTCGAGCGCCCGATCGGAACCGTGACGGCTCGGGATCATCATGGCTTGAGCCTCGCCTACCTCGCGAAGTTCCGCGGCACGCATCCGAGCCAGCCGGGCAGCGCCTCCGTCGAGGAACCGCTTCCGACAATCTCCGCTGGAGGGATCCACGTCGCGGAGGTCCGAGCGTTCCTGACGGCTTATTACGGAACGGATGCCACCGGAGGCCAGGGCCTTCTCGAGCCCATGCGGACGATCCGCGCGAAACACTGCCTCGGGCTCGTGACCGTGCATGGTGTCGACTATCAGCTCGTCGACATCGGATTTCGCATGCTGCAGCCGAGCGAGTTGCTCCGGGCGCAGTTCGGCAAGTATGCCGCCAGCTACGACATGAGCGCAGCCACGACGAAGGCGGATGCGATTCGGCTGATCGGAAATAGCGTGCCGCCGGAGCTCGCCGAAGCGGTGCTACGGGCGAACCTTCCAGTCCAATGGGCGGTGGCAGCGTGACGACCCGTCGCCTCGCCTCGGTTGACGGTCGCTCGTGGGCCATCTTCTCGGTCTTCAAGGCGCACCGATACGCGCTCGGCCGTGATTGGTCCGGCGCGTTCGACACGGAGCCGCGGATCCTCTTCTCCATTGGGCTCAACCCGTCGCTCGCCGGTATCGATGACGACCAGACGATCCGCAAAGATGTCGGCTTCGCGAAACGCCTCCTCTGCACGCGGCTCGTGAAGGTGAACCTCTACGGCTGGATCCTGACCGCGTCCACGGACCTCGAAGGTATCCCGGCCCGGTCCGTAGTCGGCGAGCAGAACGACGAGGCGATCGCCGCAGAAGTCGCGAAGCTGAACCCCGACAGGACGCTATTCCTCGCCGCCTGGGGTTCTCATCCGATGGCGACACACGAACGGATCGCGGCGGTGAGAGCCCTGCTCACAGGGCCGTTGCATTGCCTCGGGACGACAGCGGACGGGTCACCGCGGCACACGTCGAGGATCGCCTATTCGACGCCGCTCGAGGGATGGTCGCCGCCGTGACGCTTCCTGCGCTCAAGCCACCGCATACGACCGTTCACGTCGGCGCCTGCAACATGTGCGGCGGAGACATGCAGGTCCAGACGAAGCAGCCCGTTCCGGCTCATGCATTCGGCAAGGTCTGCTCGGTGTGCGGGAAGGGCTGCCTGACGTTCAACAGGTACCAGCTCGCTCCGAAGGTGGCGCGGAATGGCAGGAAGCCGAAAGGGAAGCGATGAACGAGTTGCGGCGTGCACCGTGGTGACGCCACGAGAGGAAGTCCTCTGGTTCGCCGAGAGGATGGAGCGGAAGTTGAAGGCGAACGACCACAAGGGGCACTGGGACAATTGCGAGATGGGCTACCTATCGCGTCGTCTGCATCAGGAGGCGAAGGAACTCTCGAGAGCGCTCCGGAAGCTCGCCGATGAGATCGAGAAAGCCGCAGTGTATGCTCCGATCGTGGAACTCGCGACCATCGAGAACGTAATCGACGAAGCCGCTGACTGTGCGAACTTTTCGATGATGATCGCCGACAATGCGCGGGCCTTCCTGCGCGAAGAGCGCGACCGATGAGCATCAAGGACAAGAACGACCATGAAAACGCTCCGCATCTCCACCGACCTCGTTCTTCCGCTCGACGCCGTCACCCAGAAACTCGCATGGATGGGCCGCACGGGGAGCGGTAAGACGTTCGGCTGCAAGCGCATGGTCGAGCAGATGCTCCACGCTGGCGCTCAGGTGGTCATCCTCGATGGCGCCGGCGGCTGGCCCGGGCTCCGGCTCGGCCCAAAGAGCTTCGACATACCGGTGCTAGGCGGCCTCTACGGAGACATCCCGCTCGAGCCGACAGCAGGGGCGCTCGTAGCGGACATCATCGTCGACCGCGGCACCAGCATCGTCATCGACGTCAGCCAGATGCTCGACTCGGAGCGTACGCGCTTCGCTACCGCGTTCGGACAGCGGTTCTTCCAACGAAAGAAGGCGTCCCCCGGCGCCGTGCACCTCGTGCTCGAGGAGTGCCAGGATTACATTCCGGAAAACCAGCAACGTGGCGAAGAGCGGATGCTTCACGAATTCCAGCGCATCGCCAAGCAGGGGCGGCCCCACGGCATCGGGGTCAGCTTCCTCTCCCAGCGGCCCCAGGAGGTCTCAAAGAAGGCACTGAACCAGGCAGAATGCGTGTTTGCCTTCCAGATGACGGGCCCGCAGGAGCGGAAGGCTCTCCAGTATTGGTTGAGCGACAAGGGCTTCGACGGGAAGCTCGCCGACATCCTGCCAACGCTCGAGGTCGGAGCGCCCCACGTATGGAGTCCCCAGTGGCTCAAGATCTCGAAAGTCGTCCGGATCCTACCGATCGAGAGTCTCGACACGTCGCAGACCCCAAAGGTGGGCGTGAAGGCGTTCTCACAGAAGAAGCTCCAGCCGATCGATCTGACGGAGCTCAGCAAGGCGATGGTCGAGACCATCGAGAGGGCCAAGGCGGACGACCCAAAGGCGCTCCGAGCGGAGATCGCGAAGCTGAGGGGAGAGATCGCCAAGAAGCCCGCGGCGGGACAGCCCCCCGAGATTGTCCGCGTCGAGGTGCCCGTCTTCGACCGGAAGCTGCTGGACGGACTGCACGAGAGCGTCTTCGGTCAGCTCCAAGCGATTGGCGGCCTCGTCGAGGGCGCAAAGTTCGAGGTCGGACGGCTCATGAACGAATACCGGACACGGTGCGCGACGGCCGCAGGTGCCGGCGAGAAGGGGGTCTCGCGGCTCTCGATGCGGCCCCCTGGCATTCCCATGGGCCCGCGCAACACCCACCATTCCGTGACGGATGCGGTCGCTCGGAACGATGCGAAACGCACGAACGGCGCGTCTACCGGACTCCCCAAGGCCGAGCGTCAGATCCTCGCGACCCTCGTGCAGCACGGAACCCTCAGCCTCACCCAAGCGGCGATGATCGCCGGCTACTCGGCGAAGAGCGGAGGCATGCGGAACGCCGCTGGCTCGCTCCGGTCGCTCGGCTACATCGACGGAGGCAACGATGCGATGACGGCGACGCCGGAAGGGCTGACGGCGCTCGGCCCGGTCCCTTCGCTGCCGGTCGGGCCCGATCTCGCGACGCACTGGTATGGACAGTTGCCGAAGGCGGAGAGGGAGATTCTTGCCGTCGTCGTGCAGGCGTACCCGCGCCCGGTATCCCTGTCCCGGGCCGCCGAGGAGTGCGGCTATTCCGTGACCTCCGGAGGCATTCGCAACGCAGCGGGCAAGCTGAGAACGTTGATGCTCGTAACGGGCGGCAACGACGGAATGACTGCGAACGAAAGGCTCGTCCATGGCTGAGCGAGTCACCAAGATGCGGCACGGCTTCGATGAGCTTCTCATGCAGCTCACCCACCGGTTCGGAGAAGTGCCGCGCGCGGTCCGCATGCAATCTCTCCTCGTCGCCGCGCTTGCCATGGTCGATGCGTCCTCGATTGAGGAGCGCAAGGGCGTGGTCACGACGGAAGCGGAGTTTCTCGAGCTGTGCCGACGGGTCTACCGGAAGGTCCGCGGGACCAGCGCCGCGCGACTAGCGAGGTCGCAATGAAGCAGGACGCTACTGAATCTGCGGCAACGGTGGTCCCGACGACTTCGGTTCGGATACCGCTGGTTACTTTCACACTCGCGCCACCTACAATCGAGTGGTTCGACCGTGACGTCACAAAGCCCATCGTCGGAAAGCGAGTGATGCTCGCCGCAGAAAACGGTCGCGTTTGCTTTGGGAATCGGGCCGCTCCGTTGGAGCTCTACTACGATGAACGAGGACGACTCATTGAGAGCCGCATCACCCATTGGGCATGGGTGCCCGTAGCTCCGCGAAAGGACCCGCGCGAATGAAGCAGGGCACTCACCGGAATCGCAAGGCTCGCACTCGGTCAGTTCTGACCATCAAGGAGACGCTTGGCGAGCACATCAACCGAGACCCGGAACTCGTCGCGCTCCTGCGCTCGGTCATGGCAGACGAGCGCTGTAGGCGATTGGTGCTCGATGCGGCACGAAGGAGCCGACTATGACCGGATTCTGGGGTTGGTCGACAATTCACGTCGAGGTTCAAGCGGGCGACGACGATGAGCCTCCGCGCGATGATTGTTCAGCTTGTGACGGGGTCGGCGTTAGCATCGGAAGCTGGCCGAGTGGCGGCAGGGACTGCAAGCACTGCGGCGGTACCGGATATGAGCCGCAGGTGAGTGGGACTGGCTCCGAGCGAGAGGGCTCGTAGATGAAGCAGCCACTGCTGCTAGTCCGCCAATACCCAGCGCGTCCGTGTCCGTTCTGCTCCGGACGTGGCGACCCAGGATGCCCCCGGTGCCACGGGAAAGGCTGGAGCGTATGAAGATTCGCGGGCTGAGGACGGCGGTGAAACCGTGATCCCATTGCCAGAATGTGCCGCGTGCGACCGCGAATCCGATCCGCGCTGGTGGTTCGATGGGCTGCCGATGTGCGACGGGTGTTGCCCCGGACAGGAAGACGGCGAGGTTTTCCGCGCTGAGACGAGAGCGGCCATTCACGCAAAGCATGAAGAACGATGCAAGGTGAAGCCGTGAGTTTTCCAATGTCCAACTCGAAAAAAAACGAGCCGCTCTTCTATCTCTATACGAACCGCGGCTATGTCTGGGGTCCCGGGTGCGGCGACCCGAAGAAGATTGGACAGGTTATCATTTGGGGAAGAGTTTTGCCGAAGGTGAAGCCGTGACCTGGCGCGGGTGGGTGGGGAAATGACCCGTAGCACGCGCGGCGTAGGCTGCCCGAGGCGCTATGTAATCACGCCAACGCCGAAGCTCCGCGGCCTCATCGCAAATCTGGTCGGCGCGCTCAAGCGGCTCCACGGCTACCCAACGAGACGCGACATGCCGAAGGAATCGCCGCCCGTCATCACTTGGCACAACGCGGCTAGGCTCTTCGGTGAAGCCGATGCCGAGAAGGACTTCCGGTGAGAGTACTCGAGAGCTACGCCCCGGGACAGCAACTCGATGTGTGCGAGGACTGCTTCGGCATGGGATTCGTTCCATGCAGCGGATGCTCTATGGGGCGCCATCGCCGAAAAGACTGCTACAAGGACGGCCAGGAGCTCTGCGCGTGCCGCATGCCGTTGCTTGAAACGAAAACAGCCCCGACGCCGCCGGAATAACCGGAAGCATCGGGGCATGAATCCGCGCCGGATGACGCGCGGGAGGGGGATGGGTTTAGTGGCCGATCCGGAACTCGCGCCCGGTGAGCAGGTAAACCGTCCAGAAGGCGCCGACGAAGAAAAGGAGCCGCCCGATCTCTTTCAGAGCGCCACTTTTCGCATAGGCGAAGATGAGTGCACCGATGGCGGCAACGAGCAGCGGCCAGATGATGATTAGGAGCATGGGCGGTTTTCCTTTCAGCGCGGACGTGGCTTGATTCGTGGAGTCGGCAGAGCTCGCACGGGGTCAGGCGGAGTCGTGGTCATGTCGCTCACGTAGTCCTTGGTCAGTCCGTCGCGTTCCCTCGCGAGTGCGGCCCGGCGCTCTTCGCTTCTCCGACGCCAGTCCTGATCGGCGTCTTCGTCGACGTAGTAGCGGCCGGTGGGCTCCTCGTTCGAGAGCGGCGGGACGGATGGAGCGCCGACCGTTATGACCTCTTCGAGTCTTCGCGCTTCCCGTTGCGCAATCACACTGCTCTTCCAATGGCTCTTTAGCTTGTCGTGCGACGCGCGCTCGTTCGCGAGATCATCCAGCGCGCGGTTTCGGTCTTCGATGGCTCGGTCGCGCTCCTCGTTCGCGGCCTTGATCGCGTCTCGCCCACCGGTTTTCAGATCGTCGATGCGCCCGCTGAAAAGCAGCTTGAAGACCGCGCCACCAGCCAGGATCGCGAATGCCGGCGTGCAAATGGTGCGTAGCGTGTCCCAGGGCTCAGCCACCGCGTCTCTTGCCCTTGCTCGACCCGGGCGACGCCGGACTAGTGCGATCGGTAAGCAGCTTCTCGATCTCGCTGATAGCGAGACTGCGTTTCCGTGGTGGATTGCCGCCGAGCACGTTGGCGAAGACGAGCAGCTTTACTTTCAGCGTGGCCATCTCCGGGCTATCGCCACGCTCAGGAGTCGCCGCTTTTCGCATCTCGATCGCAGCGTTGTAAACCGTTTCTTCAGATGCGAGCGACCGTTCACCCTGCACGTTTTGCGAATGCAGCACGTGAAGGAGCACGCTTTGAAGGTCCGTGAACCGGCTCGCCAGCCCCATGATCTTCGTGTCGATGTCGTTTCGCGAGAATCGAATCTCGTGGAGCAGAACATCGAGCGTGGTCGGCGGCTCTTCCTCGCCGCGGTCCACCGGGGTGTTTTCCTGGAATTCCGCCTCTTCAATCGCTGCTGCTCTATCGGTGTCCCGATGCTCGTGCGGCATGTCGTCGGGTGCGGCTATGCGGTCACTGTCGGGCTTATCGTCGGTAGGTGGCATCGAGGATTGATGGAGTGTGTCCCAGGGCGTCGGAGTCAGACGGCGATTATGTGGATCGGTCATCATGCTGCTGGAGGGAGAGGCGTGGTTTTATCGCCATGGTCTAGGATCGTCTCGTAGACAGTTGCCTCAATGAACGCGCGATCCTCGTCCGTGAGCCCGTGATCGAGCCCGTTCGCAATGCGCTCACACGCGGGCAGGATACGCGCCGCGATCGACACCAGGCCCTTGGTGTAGGGCTCGACGTCCGCGGTGTAATACTTGGCCCTCCCCAAGGCGAGCGAGAAGCCCGCGGCATCCCCGGCGTACGCGCAGTGCCACGCGGCCCGGTATCGGTCGGAGCACGCCAGCAGGGAGATATAGTCGGCGGCTCCCTCATCCGCCGTCACGAACGCCACGAATTCTGACCAGGGGTGAGGCGGGAAGAGTACGACGCGATACAGCGGGCCGCCACGCCACAACGTGACCGCGCATGGGCCGAGCGTCTTCGCGCGATCCGCAGTCTGTCGGTCGAATATTTCGTCACACTGAAAACGAGTGAAGAGTCCATCCCAGTCCGCTGGGCGTTTCCGGTTTCCCCAGTTGAACCGATGCGCCAGCTGCCCGTTCCCGCTCTCGAGGCAGAGCTGCGCACCGAGTGCGGCAAGGCATGGCACCTTGTCGGTTGCTGCGCCCATGACGCGAACGTAGCCGCCGTGCAGCGCCAGGAGCAGCGCATCGACAGAAACCGGGGTCAGCAGGTCGTCAATGAATTGCGCGGTCATGTGGCCCTTTTCGGAGGCAACGATTTCCGCCGCGTCTTCGCCTTCGCGGCTTCGCTTGCTGCCTTTAGATCTTCAGTGGCAGCGCGGAACCCTGCGGAGCTCTGGCGCGACGGGCGGACGACTGGGGTAGGAATCGCGAACGGGTCGCGTGGAGTGAGCTCGGCAATCTCTTCCACAAAAACGGTCTCAGCCTCGCGCAAGTCTTGGTCCGATGGATATTTCGCGATCACGGCGCGCAGGCAGATCAAGGCTCGTTTCAGCGATTGCGAGGCAGACATGGCTCAATCCGGAGTCCCGCGCGTCACGCTGCGCAGGTCGGAACGTGCCTCGCGCCTGATCTCGCGCCAGTCGTCTCGGAAGCCGAGGGCGAAGACGACGGTTAGATCCCAGGCGAAGCGGGCGCCACGGATCAGCGTCTGCACAGAACCTCGTCAGCGCAAGCCTTTACCGACGCAAGACACCCCAGATATGCCGCCGTGAGCCGCGCCTCTAGCTTGGAGCGGTCCGAGCGGCAGACGGTCTCGCAGGAGCTGCCAGCCGCAGTGGGCTGGCCGTCAGGACAGCCGAGCGCCCGCAGGTGGGCACATGCCTTCGAGCAAGCATCCCCGCGCGCCGCGTCCGCTGCCGGCCCAGCGTCGGCCACAGGGGGCGGCACGGGCGCTGTGGGCGTCGGAGCGGGCTCGGGCGTCACCGGGACTGGCGTCGAGTTGCAACCCGAGCAGCCGGCCAGGAGGAGGGCAAGTAGGATGTGTTTCACGATGCGTCTCCTCTGACGTCCAGCGCCCAAATGTCTGTGGCCTGCTCCAGGAATTCCGGAGCGACGAAGATCCGACCGTTGTAGCCGTAATGGGTCGGCGGTTCTCCCGAGACCTCCACATCACCGCCCCACGATCCGATGATGCGACCGAGCAGCGGGTAGGTCTTCGACGGGCGGAACGCCGAGTATCGCGTCTCCCAGTCGGACGAGGAGCCGTAGCCCACGATCCCCATGCAGTGGCCGCCCGCCATCGGCCCGATCTGTGCGCCGATCACGTCCTTGCCATCGGCCGAGCAGAACGCCTCGGTGACGTCCCAGCCCGCGACGAGCCCGAAGCCCGCCGCAAGCGCGCGACGGACGCCGTCGAGATCACCGTCGGCAATTCGGTGGTAGCCGCGAAGCCCGCGCCGATCGAAAGCGTCATGCTCGGCAGCGAAGGAAGGCTGCGCGAGGATGTCGGTCTTCGCGGTCATGGGCATGTCGGTCTCGGGGCACGCTCCCATGTTCATGATGCCCTTCACGACCTGTCGGACTTGCGTGCCTTCGTCGGTGTTCACTCCGTCGAGGTTCAACGCCATCCGGTAGGCGAAGGGTGCGGAAAGCTCCGGGCAGTCAATGCCCGCTTTCATTGAGGAGAGCTGCAAGATCTTGGTGCTGCCGTTGCCGCAGCATGCCGACGTTTGAAGCTGGTTCTTCGGATTGACGTCGTCCCGATCGTTCGTTGCGAACGAGATGATGGACGCCGCCGATGCTGGATGAGCTGCGAACAGATGATCGCGAGCATCCGGAACGTCGCGGACGTAACCAAGACCTCTCATGGCGTCCCCGCATCGCTCTCGCGTTCATGCCGCGCCGCCGCAAGCCCAGCCGCTTTGGCGGGCTCGAGACCTTGCTTGATGCGGAGTGCGCAAGCGACGTCGAATAGGTGCTTGACGTCATCGAAGGAAAGTTTTTGCTTGTCAGCCTCGGCTTGGATGGCTGCCGTCTTCTCGGTTCCGAGCGTCGAGCAAAGCTTGCTGATGTCGTCGTCGATCGTCGGATCGGCGACATGCAGGAACGAGCCGCACCCACAGACCCCAAGCAGCGCCACCAGCCACACGATGCCGACGAGCGGCGTCGGTGACTTCTTCGGAGGCACGTCCGAAGTCCCGTACGGGAGTGCGCTCTCTTTCAGGGTGCGATGAATCCCGCTCGCCATGACGCCAGAGAGCAGACCCGTGAACGCCATGCCGAGTGCGTTCAGCACAGCGCCTCCGAGGTTCCCGTCCGTCGAGGCCGAGAGCGCCGCAATCACTGCCCCGGTGGCGAGCGCTGGCCATGCCTGGAGCGACGGCGGCAGCTTCGCGAAGAACAGCGGCTTGAACTTGCGGAGCAGCCACAACGCGGCGAACAGGAGCCCAGCCAACGAGGCATTGAAGAGCCCGGGCTGAATCGCGTCGAGGTAAGTGCGGAACTGTTGGAGGAATGGAAGCATGGAAACTCTCCTTCTATCGCTGTCGAATCGTGTAGCGGATCGTCCAGTCGTCTTCCTGCCCGTCCGCCATGATGACGTGATTGGTCACGTCGTAGACGGCGCCGACGACCACGTCCCCCGCGCACGTGACCGTCCACGCGACGTCGAGACCACTGAAGCCGTTGCCGGAAATCACGAGGTCATCGCTCGGCAGGTCATCGCTGTCGGTGACCGCCCACGTCGAATCCGCGATGTCCCCCTCGGGAAAGCGCAGCTTCCACGTGCCGGTGTATTTGATGATCCCGCTCGGGTCTTGAACGACTGAGGTCATACGGTTTTCTTTCGCGCGGGCGGCCCACCGAGGAAGATTGGAGCGACCTCTGCGCCGCCAAGCGTCAGTTTGTGGACTCGTTCACCGAAGACAATCCGCTCGACCGGTGCGCCGCCGAGGAGCCGGAGAGCCTCCGCCTTGCCGCCGAGCGGATAGTGATGCCCGGGGACGGGCAGTATCGGCGAGAAGTTGTGGGCGCCAGCAGAGCAGCCGAACGGGTGCAGCGCGGCGGAGCCGGAAGCGTAGAACGATTCGAGGGCAGCGGTCGATGCTGCGAAGCTCGCCGTCGAGGCGGAACCCGTGCAGGCGAAGACGAGCGCCGCGTCCGCCAGGCACGCGAACGGCTGAACGGCCACGGAGGCCGAACCGCTGATCCCCTGCGATGCCGTTGCATGCGCGCCGAACGGCGAGCACGAGGCTGTCGCCGAGCTCGTGAACGATTCGGCCCCTGTCGCCGTCGCACCGAAGCGCGAGGCAGCCGCGCTCCCGGTCGCGTGGACGGACGGATCGTAGACCCCCGAGGCTGCCGCGGCGAAGGGCTGCTCGACGGCCATAGCGGCACCCGAGAAGGTCTCTTTCGCCGTAGCGGTCGCGCCGAATGGCTTTACAGCCGCCGCGCCCGTCGAGGAATACGCCTCCGCGCCCGATCCAGAGCAAGCGAATCGCGACAACGCGGCCGATCCCGAACTCGTGATCGCGAGGAGGTTGATACCCGCTGCCGCGCAGGCGAACCGCTGGGAAGCGACCGAGCCGGTCCCGGTGAACGTCTCGAGGGCTGCGACCGTGCAGGCGAAGGGCTGAACGGCAGCCGTTGCCGTCGAGGCGAACGTCTCCTTGGCTGACGCTGCCGCGGCGAAGGGCGAGACGGCAGCCGACGCCGTGCTCGTAAAGCTCGTCCCCACCGCCCCGGTGGCAGCCGCGTCGAATGGCACGCATGCCGCGGTCGCGGATCCGTCGAAGTCCTCCGCTCCGGAAGCGGTGCATGCGAACTGTGCAATGGCGGCGGCAGCCGAACCGGTAAAGATTTCCTCACCGGTTGCGCTCGCAGCGAATGGAGACGCGGCGCACGAGGCCGTGCAGGTGAAGCCCGCCTGGGCGGTGCCAGTCGCATCGGCATCAAAGGGCTGGCAAGCCGCTGAGGCAGTGGCGGTGAAGCTTTCGGATCCCGAGGCCGTTGCCGCGAACGGCGAACATGCCGCCGAGGCGGCTCCGGAAAACGTCTCGGCGCCCGACGCCGCACAGGCGAAAGGAGCGAATACGGCTGACGCGGATCCGTCGAAGATCTCCGAGGCCGTAGCATCGGCTGCGAACGGTGAAACGGCGCACGACGCAGTGCTCGTGAAGCTGACGCCAGTCGCCCCCGTACCATCCGCGTCGAATGGCAAGCAGGCCGCACTCGCGCTCCCTTCGAAGGATTCGGCGCCCGTAGCGCTTGCATCGAACGAAGAGCAGGCAGCCGAGGCGGATCCGTCGAAAATTTCCGAACCGGAGGCAGCACATGCGAACGGTGAGAATGCCGCATCAGCGGAGCCGAAAAACTCCGACCGGCTACCCGAGGCATCGCAATCAAACGGCGAAGTTGCCGCGCTAGCCGTGCAGGAGAATGATTCGCTCGCGTCCCCCGTGCAGTCGAACGACGCCAGGGCTGCTGTCGCGCTCGCCGAGAACGTCTCCTCCGCAGAGGCGCTGCAGCCGAAGGGTGACGCTGCGGCGTTCGCCGTGCAGCTGAACTCCTCGGAGCCCGCTGCGGTCGCGGCGAATGGGAAGAGAGCTGCCGAGGCCGAGCCGTCGAAGGCTTCGCTGGCCGAGGCCGTGCAGGCAAATGGAGATAGGGCCGCCGTTGTCGTGCATGCGAATTCCTCAGCCCCGGAGGCCGTGCAGGCGAAGCTCGACAGGGCGGCGCTTGCCGATCCGGAGAACGTCTCCGCGGCAGTCGCATCGCATGCGAAAGAGCTAATGGCGGAGCTTGCGGCCCCGAAGAAGTCCGCAGCGATCCCGCTCGCATCGGCGGCGAATGAGGAGCACGCCGCAGAACCGGTCCCGGTGAATTCCTCGGCGCCTGAACTCGAGCAGGCAAATGGGCTCTCAGCAGAGTTCCCCGTGCCAGTGAAAGCTTCGGCGGCCACCCCGCTGGCGGCAAACGCGGACATCGCGGCAGATGCGGAACCGTCGAAGGTGACGGTGCCGCTCGCCGTGCAGGCGAATGGCGAGATCGCCGCATCCGCGCTACCGGTGAACCCAGACGCCGCCGTCAGCGCGGCGATGATGGGCGCGCGTTGCGAGCGAAAGAACGGGCGGCGGAAAACGTAGCTCATCGCGCGTTTCTCAGTATTCCTCGAAGACGATCGTGCCGCTCATCGTCAGAGAATCGGCTGGGGCGGCTACCAGGTTGAATGCGAGCCGCGTGCTCACCGCGATGGTCGGACGCATCTCCGGAGTCGGCATGAAGATGTAGCCCGCTCGCACGTTGAAACACTCTTCCCAGATTTGTGTGATCGTGCCAGCGCTCGCCGCCGTCGTGTCGTTCGCGCGCGCGACCGTGGCGGCGGCCATCGTGTTGGCAGCATCGATCGGGTTCACGGCCGGAACGGTCCCGCCGCTGCCGACCGTCGTCATTCCGCGCTGGATCCGAATGCGGAGAAGTTCGTCTTGGGCGTCGCCGAAGTCCGACGACTGCCCGCACGAGAAGTAGTGCACGCGCACCGGGCTCGCTGCCGTCGTGAGCAACGAGATCAGATCCTGTGCGGCCGTGACGGCCACGGCCTGAAAAACCGCTGTGTAAAGTCGTCCCATGGTTTGCTTTCACATGCAGAGAAGGGTGCGGAGCTGCTGCCGTTGTTGAAGCGGCATCCAGGCATCGGAGGCGGGCGGCCCCCACTCGGTGACACGCACCTGTGAGCCGCCGCCCGAGCCGCCTGCGCCGCCCGTCGTAGCGCTCGATCCACCGCCGCCACCTCCGCCGCCAGGATAGCCGCCGGAGGCTCCCTTGCCGCCCGTACCACCGGTGTTGTAGGTGCCACCGCCGCCGCCAGCGCCGAGCGTGAAGCCGTCCCCATTGGCGCCCCCGGTGCCATCGGCGCCCGTCGTGCCGACACCGCCGGCACCGCCACCGCCGAGTCGGGACGGGTCGGCGACGGGTTTAGCTGCCGTCCACGGACCGGAGCTGCCGCCGGCCTGCCCTTGAGTGGGATTGCCGTTGACCGAACCACCGCCGCCGCCACCGCCAGGACCAAGGAAGCCGCGAGCGCCTTGATACGCGGTGTCGGGCTGACCTGAAGTCGCGAAGCCGCCGCTCGGACCGCCCCACACCGCACCACGCGCCCAGACCTGAGCTGCACCTCGATTACCACCACCGCCGAATCCAATGTTGTCGATGCCGGCGCCGCCAACGGGTGCCATGCTCGGAGCACCGCCGATGCCGGTGTTGACCGTGCCACCAGCCCCCATCCAGCCACCGCCCGCGCCGCCGCCAAGCCCGCTACCGCTGCCCGAGCCACCACCGCCGCCGTATGCAGTGACGTAGGCTCCGAATGCAGCGTAGCCGCCTGCCGTGCCATCTGCGGTCGCAGCGGCCCCCGTAGGAGCGGCCTGACACGTGATCGCTACCGTCGCGGTCAGAGACGTGAGGAAGAATCGACGACGAACGCGAGCACCCGCGCCGCCGGCAGAACCAAATTGATTGACATCAGCACCGCCACCGCCGCCCGATCCGCCGCAGCCTACGGCCTCGACGTCGACCAGCAACGTCCGCCCATTTGGCGCCCATGTATCGTTCGCCGAGTAAATGGTCTCGCGAACCTTCGTCCAACCGATCGGGATTCCAAACGTGGACATCTTGGATCACTCAAAACGTCGTCGTGATGGAGATGTAGGAAGCCCCACCGACTCCTCCGACTCCGCCGGTAATTCCACCGCCGCCACCACCGCCTCCGCCGCCTCGAATACCACCCGGGCCACCAGCACCACCCGTGCCAGCAGCGCTCGGGCCACCTCCCCCGCCGCCTGCCCCGCCCTTCGTGTTGTCGCCCGCTGCGCCAGTACCGCCGAGGCCGCCCGCCGTCGTGCCGGCGAGGCCGCCATTCCCAGAGGTAGCTCCATCGGTGCGAGCACCGGCGAAGCCACCCGCCGAGGATGCGACGTTGCCGTTGCTCGAAGTGCAGCCGCCGCCCGCACCACCACCACCACCACCGAGGAGCGACGCTCCTCCAGCGAACGAAGTGCCCGCCGTCGTCACGCAGCCACCGCCCGCAGCGCCGCCGAAACAGCCCGGGTTACCGACGGCACCAGTCGTGCATCCTGCACCCTCATACCCGACACCGTTTAGGTTGGCAGTGTTTGAGCCACCGCCGGCCACGGCAGCCGTTGTGCCGACGACCCCGACCGCCGTGCATCCGCCGCCGGATCCGCCACACTTCGCTCCGCTTGCGGCGCCGCCCGCTCCGCCGCCGCCGCCGAACGCAGAGATCAGAATGTCGGTACCATTGACGACACTGCACGGCGTCGTCGCACTCGTGCCTGCCGTGCTGACCGGGCCGCCCGCCGCTCCCCCTGGGGTCGTAACCGTGTAGGCTCCCAAGGCGATGATGGCGGCGATCTTCGTCGCGTCGGTAATCATCACCTCGAAGTAAGCGCCACCGCCGCCACCCGTGCCGCCCTGCCTGACCGTGGACGTCGCGCCAGTCTTACCGCCGCCGCCACCGCCACCGGGTCCCCATGCCTGGAGGAAAAACGACGTGGCGGCGGCGTTCGGCGTCCAGGTCGCAGGGGATCCGGCGGTGAATGTTTCAACGAGCGGCGCAGTCATCTCGTCGCCTCAGCGGTTCTTGACGTGCCCGACCCCGGAGGCCCCGACGTCCCCGAGTCCCGCGGCGGCGCTCCCACGCACCCGTTCGTCCGCAGCAGTGGGCTCCGGAACTTCCGGGATGTCGGTCGGACCGAACATCGTCGCCTCGACGACCGTCAGCCAGTACGGCTCATCGGTCTTCGGGTGGTTCTCGCCGTGCACCGCTCCGCAGATCGCGCCGACAGCCTTGAGCTGCGCGTCGGTCGGCTTCTGGGTGAACGGGAACTGGGTCAGGATCCCAGCTGCCTGATGTCGTAGGTAGAAAACTTTCGCCATTGGAATCAAGCCGCCTGCGTGATGGTGAAGGACGAGCACGAAACGGCCGCGCCGCTCGAAATCGCCACGCTGTTGAGGTTCAGGTTCGCGCCCGACGTCCCGACCGAGAAGTCGAGCGTGCCGGTCGTCGTGCGAGCCGACGCGACCAGCGTGCCCCAGGAGGCCGTGCCCGTTGCATCCGCGCTCGAGTCCTGGGTGATCGCGTTGGCGGCTTTGCTGCCAGCCGAGGCCGCTGCGAACGCCGTCGCATTCAGCACCAGGCCGGCAAGCCGCTGTTGAGCGCCGAGAGCCGTGTCCGCGTCGGTCGGTTGAGTGGAGTCGTAGATCTCGAGCTTCCCCGAGTTGAGGATGTCGAAGGCCGCGTTCAAGGCGAGGGCGCGTGACGCGAGCGAAGTCTTTGGGTTCAAGGCCATCTGTCAGACCCTTTCCGCCACGAGGCGCATGCGAGATTCCGGTTTCTCGAACGTCACCCGCACCAGGCGAGTCGTCCTCTGCCCATCGACGACGGGAAAGGCTTCGACGTAGACCATGGCCGGCTGGTCGGGGTTGTCGTTCCACTGGCACGAGGCACCATTCAGCGCGCCGCTCTCCACGCGCGTCGCGAGTTCACGCATCTTCTCGACGAAGGCGGATCGCGGGCTGTCCGTGTAGATGATCGTGTCGGCGGTCGGGATGTCCGTTCCGCAATCGCTGCGCGTCACGCTCTCGCTGACGAGCACTTCTGCTGCTTGATTCATGGTGTTGCTCCTCGCCGTTCTGGCGAATCTGTGCGCTCCTCCGCCGACGTGGCGGGAGAAGCCGTGATCAGTTGGGGAACTGCGACTTGCTCATCAACCAACGTTGTAGGTCCCTGGAATATTGGAACCTTCGGACGCCGTAGGGGCCTGTCACACCGACGTTGACGACGATGATGTCGACTCCCGTGCCGGTCAGGATCCTGTTCGCCGCTGCGGAGCCTGTGTCCTCACAGGCGATCGTCACGGTCCCGGACCCGGCGTCGAGCCAGAAGAAAATATCCTTCACGTGTGGGTCGTGAATGCCTGGTGCTACGAGCCCACCAATGGTGAAATTAGTCGTCTTGTACAGAGATGCGGATCGTGCTTTCGCCCATGCGACGGGATCCCCGAAGTCATAGTTTTCGTTCGTCGTTGCTGGCGTTACCTGCGCAAGATTCTCGTTAAACGCCAGCGTCCCGTTCGTGATCGTCAATCCGCCGGCATCGAGCGCCGACCGATAGCTGCTTTCGTCCATCTCAACGATGCCAGGATCCCCGGTGAATGTGATCCCCACCGCTCCGCCGGTGAACGTGGCGTCCCGGAAGATGATGGAGGTACCGGCGGAAGCGATTGCCCCGTTGAACGTACTGCTCTGCGAAACGAAGCTCCCACCATCGCAGGTAGAATCGTTGATCTTCGTGCTTCGCAGATCGATGTTGTAAGCCTCTATACCTTGAAGGACGCAATCCCGTGTGAAGAGTTGCGAGCCCGCTGTTACCCCTAAGGCGGAGATTCCTTCGAGGATGATGCTCGGGGCCGTTGTAATATTGCCGAGCATGGTGGCATCCGGATCCAGAGCCAGGCCGACCAGCGTCACGAGCCCAGAGAATCCGCCCGGAGTGCTGAGGGCTCCCTCTCCAGAATAGTCCGCGGGCGTCAGAAGGATGGTATGCGGGGTGCTGTCCGGCGGAAGCGCGGCGAGCGCATCAGCAGCGGTCAGCCAGGGCTTGCCGATAGACCCATCATTGCCGGACGAAACGCCGCTTCCCTGGTCGACGAAATGGACGTTGCTCAGCGGTGGCACCGCCCCGGATGCAAGCGCCAAAAGGCTGGTGAGTGTCGCTTTCTTCGTGACGCCACCCTGGACGAGAGGAAGCAGAGCCGCTCCGGTTGGGGTTGACTCCGTTGCCAGCGCTGAGATTTTGATGCCCATTGGAATTGCTCTCGGTCACGCCACCAGGGTGACGTCGCCCTCTGTCGTGATGTCGATGTCGTCTTCCGTCGTCAGAGCCACGTCGCTCGATACGTAGACGATGAGCGTGACGATCCAGTTGTGCAGCGGTCGAAGTTTCAGGATCAGCCGCTCGAACTCGGAACGCCTCGACGCCGGGACGTTGGCGAGGTCGGGAAACGTTTCGTCGCCGACATAGACGAAGTACGGCCAACGCGCTGGATCATTCGGGACCGGAGGGGGCGCGACGTTCGTAAGGTTCTTGTTTACGAGATAGTGCGGATCGTTGTTGAGAAAACGATTGCACCGCGGACGAGTCGCGAACCCCGAGCAGGTCGGTTGGCTCGCGAACGCGCTGCACCGCCACGTGCCGACGAGCGGCCGAGTCGTGTAGTCGCGCGGGTCTCGAGAAACGTATGGCGGACCCGATGACCACCACTCATGGACGTAGACGTCGAAGCCGGCAGTCTGAAGGACGCCCTGAATGTAGCTGGGCGACTGCCCGCCACCCGCCGCCCATTCCGCCGCAAGATTGAGCCGTCGCGTCGCCTCGTCCGGATTCGGCTGGATGCCGAACTGAGCTTCCCAGGCAGCCAGCGCCGTAAGGCTCGTCGTGGCAGGGAAGGCATCCTCGAACCGGGCGTCGATGTAGTCGCGCGCGTCAGACGGGCCCCCGGCCAGACCATCGAAGAAGCTCCGCAGCGTCTTCTGGATGGTGGTGCGCCAGGCAGCTCCTGACGGCAAAAGGTGCTGATAGATGCGGAAAAATGACATGTAGCCGGGCGTTCAGTTGACGCGGATCGGAAGCGTGCGGACCATTGGAGGAAATGAAGCTCTTGCTTGGCGGGTTCGGAGCTGTCCTTCTGGTCGCGTGTGGCGGGGCGTCCCCGTCGGAGGTGACCGCAAGGCTCCAGGGGACGGGAGGGGAAAGCGCCACCTACGTAGGCACTGGCGGCTCGCCCGCGCGGCTCGGTGCTGGAGACGCTTCGACCTCCTCAGGGGGCGCTACATGGCCCCCTGGAGGCTATTCGTCAGGCGGCGACCACGGAGCGGGCGGCGATGTCGTCGAGGCTGGAGGGAGCCAGGGAAGCGGAGGGGCAGCCACGGGCGGCACGATTGGGAATGGCGGGGCGATCGCTGGGACGGGCGGAGTCGTCGGGACGGGCGGTGCTGGAGGAAGCGGAGGAACGGTCGCCGCGCCGACCTTGTACCCAAGCTTCATCTATTTCGCGACGTGCCCGGTGCTGGACAATTCCTGTCCACCGCCGAAGTCATGGCCACCCGGTTTTAGTTGCGACTACGTCGGTATGGTGAACGCCGCGGCGGGACCACCTGCCTATGGCGACGACCGCAATGGTTGGCTGAAATGTTGGAAAAGTCCGTGCCCTCCAACGGGGCAGCTGCCTGCATGCGGTGAAACAGGATGGTGGGGTAACACTCTGGTGCAGTGGAATGCTGACTCGAACTCCGATGGCGGACTCGGCTACTATTCTTGCGGATTCGACGCCTCACGCTTCGTGCAGAAGCGGCAAATCTGCTGTGAATCCGGCGGCGTCAATTGTCGCTAAGCATCTACGATCCGCCCTCCCAGATGTTGTCCGGTCCCGGCTGTGCGATGGCCGCGCGCGCGTCCCGTGCTGCAATCGCGTCCACGTAATCGGCTCGTGCGGCTGCCACTGCATCGACGACGTCCCCGGCGAGGGTGGCATCGATCGCAGCGTCGAGAGTTACGCGCGCCGTGACTGCCGCGGCGAGTAGCGCGTAATCGGCGACGATGATCGGGGTCGGATCCGTCTCGGTCGTTGGAATCTTCGGGACCGAGCCGACCGGGAAGAGATCCGGATCGGTGGCATAGCCGAGATACCTGTCCGCGGAGTGCGGTCCACCATGCGGGAGGCCCGCTTGGATCGGCTCGTCGTTGACAATGGCGTCTAGCATTGTTGTGCAGTCGAACGCCTCGCCGAGGCGCTCATCGACGAAGGCGAAGTGCGCCGGGTTCGTCGAGACGGAGCCATCCTTCCGCGTAGTGGACTTTGCGTCGAGATCGCGAGGTAGAAGCCGCAACCGAAATGCCATCTCGCGCGCGAGCAGGAGGTGGGCGACGCCACGAAACCTGGAGCCCACGATCACCGGTCCGGCGCGCACCTCTCCCGCCGTGGCGCAGAGCGCCAGGAGATCTGGGAAGATATCGGCGAACGCCACCGATCACGACCCGGCTAGCACTGGGTGCCACGCGGTCGTGGTGCCGTTGTTGTGCCAGCTGAGCTTGACGTAGCCTGGAATGCCGCTGCCATTGATCACTGCGAGCGTGTGCAGCGCGCCGCCGCTCTGGTTCTGGAGCGTCATGACGTTGCTAGTCCAGTTATAGAGCTCGAGCTCCGCTCCCTCATTGGCTGCATCGTTGATCTTGTAGATGCGCGTCGCGGTGACGAAGCCTTCCACGACGATGACGGTTCCGTCTCCCTCCGAATAGGTATGGTCGGCGTCGGGGGCATAAATGACATGCTGACGGATGCGGCCAGCCCCAGAGAGAGCGATCTCTCCGGAGAACGCCGCACCGCCACAAAACAGCCCAGTTGTTAAAATGCCGCCGTTGAATGTCGCTAGGGCCGCGAACGACACTGGATCCGAGAACGCGCCCCCACCGCACAGCAAACCGCTCGCCAATACGCCGCCGTGGAATGTAGCGAGGGCCGTCACGCCCACGGTCAGCCCATCTGATACGTCGAGCGTCGTGACGTCGAGACCGTAGAGGAAGACCGGACGGCTTATTGGGTGCGTCGCAACGTAGCGGACGGCGAGCAGATACTGGGACGACGAGGCACTATCCGGCGTGCCGGAGGGAGTAAGGCTCGCGGAGCCCAGAAGCGCCTGCTGAAATCCAAAGATGTCGTTGACGAGATCCGCCTCGAGTGGCGTGCCGGTGCCGTCACCTTCGACCTGGTCATTCCGCGCCTTACCGTATGGATAGTTCCCATCCGCGATGGTCTGCGCTGGATACGTGGATGATGGGTCGATGGCCATTGAATTCCTAGATGTAGGTCGCTGGAATCGTGAGCTTCGCTTTTTCGCCGTTGCCGAGCGTGTAGGCGGTCTGGCCTACGGCATCGACGGAGAATCCGACGGACGTGCATGTGCCGCCAGCCGCGCTGACGATGCCGTCGACCAATCCGCCGAGTGCCGCGACCGTGATGCGATCGTCGCGTGGCAGCACCGAGAGTCCGACGATGAAGGGCTCGCGGGATCTCAGGTATTCGTCTAGCCCGGTCTCGATGGACGTTTTCAGCGTCGGGAGATCGTCCGCCACCAGTCCAGAGATCACGACGTCGAAACCAGAGCGCGTGATCGGCAACACGTTGACGGCCGCATTCACCGGTCGGTTCGTCGCGAGCCCAGCGACATCGAGCTGGATGGCATCGTTCACCGCGATGAGCTGCGCGCCGGTCGGGATGCCATCAGGAGAGCCAGAGCTGGCCACCGTAGCCTCGATGTAGACGTCGACCTCGCCCGGGTTGCCCGCGTAGGGGTATGCGTTCAGGATGCCAGCGACGCCGTCGCTCCACTCCTGATAGTCGGCATATGCGCCGCCCTGCGGCTTCCTCTGAAAGCGCCGAAGGATGCGGGCTCTGTACGCCTCGACGGTCTCTGCGTCTGCGGCCGTGACGGCCTGCGAAAGGACGATAGCGTCCCTCTGCACGTTGGGCAGCGGGTTCGCAAAGGAAACGATATCTCCGGGTTGCAGGTTCCCGACCGCGCCGACCCCGCCGTTCCCGTCCTGGTCGGAGCCGGCCTTGATGGTGATCTGGACGGTCGGCGCGCTGAGCGCGACCGCTGCAACCGAGTCGTAGACGAAGCCCGTCTCGGCTCGCACGAGCTGCGCGCCGCCATCGAGGTTCCCGACCTGATTGGTCACCGTCACAGTGACGACCAGTTCGGCGAGGGTTGCGTCTATCGGATCGCCTACTCCGATGAGCCGACCCCATTCGACCAGCGGGCGGATCGTCTTTCCGTTGACGATCGTCTCCCGCATCGTCGCGTGTGCGACGAAGAGCTGGAGGAAGATGAACCCGCCGTATTTGTAGAGCAGGATGAAGACGCCAGCCAGCACCTTGGCGAGCACGCGGGAGAACGACTTCGGGAGCAGCGGAATCGTCTCCGAAAGAGATGACTCCAGCTGCGCGATGATCGTGTCCGAAATCTCGGCGGTCGTGGGGACAGCGAGGCTCATTTGTTACGCCAGGGTTCTGTGAACTCGAACGGGAAGATCTTGCCGTCGATCTCGACGCGGATTGAAATCTTCACGGTGTTGATAGCGGGCATGGTGCTGGCCGAGCCGACGAACGTTGCGAGCTTCGTGTCCAGCATCCACGCGAGATCGGCGCCGACCGCATCGTCCACCCTTTGGAGGTTCGCAGGGATGGCAGGCATGGACCGGAGGACGCCCTGCGTCTGGCTTCGGTAGCGGCGCTCCTCAAGCGGCTCGATCGCGTTGCCCCACCAGCTCCGCGCGTCGTCCTCTGTCAGGCCGCCATCGTCGATGTTGCCGCCGAAGAGGCTGAGATAGACGGCGCTCTCGAGCCCATCCGACATGATGGCGGCGCCATTGACGTAGGATATTTCTCCCCCGTCGTCGGTCTGTCGGAGGAGCACGTCGGTCATTTAGGTCCAAGGCGTGAGCGTGTTTGGCGGGGCGATGAGAGTCGACGAACCGGTCGACATCCAGGAGTGAATGAGCGTTCCAATTTGGTCGCCGGCCGCTTCGTGCGTCTCGGGATAAGGCCCCGCGAACTGACTCGCGAAGCCGACCGGCGCGGGCGGTGGGATGGGAGCGAATCCGGCCATGCCGCCGCCTACGGTCGTCGCGAAGGCGGCGAAGGCGCTCTCCATTCCTGGAGCGGCAGCCGGTGCCGCGAATGCCGACGCGAGCGCTCCGGAGAGCGTAGAGACCGCCGCGGCCACCGTCGAGGAGGGGGGGACGATGGCCGCCGCGTAGGATTGCATGGCGTCCGCCCAGGACTGCGCGCAGGCGGCGAGCGTCGCGGGCGGGTTCGCGAAGCAGGATGCGAGCTGAGACTTGAGGGTCGACGCGGAGAGAGGCATTAGGCCACGTGGCGCCACGAAGTTCGATTAACGATCTTTCTGGTGCTTGTCTTGCTTAGGGAAAACGCGCTGGCTAGCTGAGCGATGCCGGCGCCGTTTCCAAAGCGTTCCCGCATTCTTCGGACCGATGCGGCCGTCATCTTCGCGTTGTGATTGGCTTCTCCGGTCGTCGCGGCTTTGTTTCTTTCTCGAATGATCGGCGCCTTCGAAGCCAGAACGTCTGGCCATCCTTTGGACAGTACGATTCGAGACACGCTGCTTTGAGCAATTCCATACATCTTGCAGAGAACCGGCTGCGTGGTGCCAGCGGTGTAGAGGTCGCGAATTCGAATCACGTCCTCAGCACGGAGCTTCGAATTACCGTTCGACGAGCCGCGCATCGCGACCGTCACTCGGCGGCCCTTAGCGTCCATGTCTCGAACGTTGTCCAATGCTGTGCCAAGAAAGAGGTGCCGCGGATTCACGCATCTTGGATTGTCGCACTTGTGCAGAACGGACAGCGCGCCTGGTGCGTGGCCCGCATGGATCTGCCAAGAAATCCGAGAGACGCGTTGCTCCCTGCCGTTCGCGACCATCATTCCGCGATCGTCCTTTCGCGTCTTCCCCCTCCAAATCCAACATGGTCCTAGCTGCGGAGCGCGCGCAGGCACGGCCCAGTTCTTGTCGACCCGAGACCAGAAGCGTGCGACCGTTGCCTTGTCCATGGGAACCAATCCTTTCCGTGGGCCACGCGCCTCGGACGTTTGCAGCGTCGCGAGGCGCATTCGCGTTATAGCACTACGTGCCCCCCTGTGGGGGCGTAGTAGGCCCAACCCCAGTCCCGTGAAGATGCGTCGAGAGCTTCACTGCCGTTGTTGGCGTCGCATCCTTCGCGGTGATCTCTCCAGGCGTCGTCAGGTTCCCGTCCTTGTCGATCTTCAATCCGTTGAAGTCCCACTCGCCCGTCAGAGGATCGAGCTTCGCTTTCCCGCCACCGATCAGCAGCCCGTTGATCTCTACCGTGCCGTCCTTCTTGAGCCAGATCTCCGCAGCTGGCAGTCCTGCTGGCGTGCGCGAATAGATCCGCTTCTCGCCCTCCGCGGACTTCGACGCGTTCTTCGCGTCGTGGTAGCCGGTCGACTGCTGAGTGCCAGTGCCCTCGCCGCCGTCCTCGGAGGCGCAGAAGTCTCCCGGCAGGGGTTTCGAGTCGTCGCCGGCATCCGCGAAATGAGCGATCTTCAGATTCGCACCACCGCCCGGATCGACGACGACATCGACGAGCTCGGAGCCATCGTCCAGCGTGCTCTTCTCGGTCTTGATGACCTCGCCAATCTGGCCCATCAGAACCCTGCCTTGCTGGCGAGAGATTGGATGGCGTTCAACCCAGCGCCGAGACCTGTCGCGGACGCCTCGTCCCATGGGAACGAATCTGGGAACTCTCCCGAGAAAGCCCCTAGCAGCACGACGCCGAGCGAACAGATAGCGGAGTCGGCCATTTGCCGCAGCTTCACGGTCCTCACGAGTAGCTCGGTCTCAGAGTAGATCATGGCGCGTGGCGCCTTCAGTTTGATGGTCGTATTCGGAGCGAAGAGGACGCCCTTCGGATCAAAGAACGTCGGCACCTCGACGTCCCAGCCGACCATTTGACCGAACATGCGGCCCATCTTGGCCGCCGCGGCATCGGGCGCTTCCGACTTGTCGGTGTCGTCCGGCTTGAACGAAGTTGGGCGCACGACGCCGGTCAGCCGCGGGTTCGGTTGCGTGTAGTTCGCACCCTTCCGATTCCGCACGGCTGGGGTAAATGCTGTGATCTCGCTGAAATAGTCTTGCGGGTTAAAGTTCGCCTTCACCGAAAGGAGCGGCTGATGCCCCTCGGCAAGGGTGACGACCGGGCTGCCCTCGTCGACCGAGTTGCGGAAGAGCAGATTCCCGTCGGCGTCGTCCGTGATGACGACGCCCCGCTGTTTCGCGAGCCCCGCGAGGAACTCCTGCGGGTTGTCGCCCGGGTTCAGTGCGAGGCGTGCGAACTTGCTGCCCTTGCCGCCCTTGATGCCGCCTCGCTTGCCTCGGTGGACGGCCCGTCGGATGAACTCGGCGTCGATCGTCGACCCGTCCCGAGCGATCGTCGGCGTCTCTACGCTCGCGGTGAAGCCGAATGGCTTGCAAATCTGTGTAGCGATCTGGACGATATCGAGGCCGTTGAACTCGAGCGGATAGGCGCTCGCGGGTGGCTCGCAGTCGTGCAGCACAGCGGGGCGCGCGTAGCAGGTGACCTTGACGGTCGAGGAGTTGGCGTCCGCATCCGGGTCGATGTCGATGAGCGTGCCGGTGAAGACCTTCTTCCCACCGATGAGGAGCGTGACCGGCTGGAAGGAGAACGGCTTGAAGGTCGCTCTGAAGTCCTTCCGTTCCGGCTCGAATGGCGCCGAGAACGAGACCGTCGAGTAGCCGTCAATCGAGCGGGTGAGTTCCGCCTCGGTCCAAAAGTCGAAGTTCTTGCCGCCAATCGTCAGCGACATCCGATCGAGCGGCGCACCGAGCTTCCCGCCGCCCGGTATGGCGAACGAAGGCAGGCCGGTCATGGATTTTGCGGGTAGTAGACCAGCCTCTTACCTCTATCGAGCTCCAGTATTTCCGAGCCCGTCAGGTCGTTCGTCTGGATGATGAAGTCGAGCCGATCGTCGACGCTGCCATAGAGTTCCGCGGAAAGGTCGATGATCGTCCGAGGTCGGTCGAGCGTGATGCGCTTCTCGTTGGCGAGCGAGAACGAGATCTGGATGAGGAAGCCGGCGGCGAGCGCGGCCGCGTGCTGTACGGCTTGGAAGGCGTCCCCCGTGTCGACCTGATAGGTGCCGACGTCGGCAATGCCGCTCAGCGCTTTGAAACCCGCGTCTCTCCACGCAACGGCGTCGTCCACCTGGGTCAGGATGGCGGCGGCGGCGGCGATCGCTTGCGTCTTCGTATCGAATGTGGTGTTGGCGACCGAGAGCACGCTCCCGGCGACCGCGTTCATCGCGAAGAGGTCGGACGTATGGAAGTCGTTCGCGATGCGCTTTCTTCGCTGAGGGATGGGGCTATCGCCGCTGAACGCGTCCCCAGGTCGCCCCGCCGCGCTGCCGAAGATCCGTTTCGCCAGCGCCGCGTAGGCGTCGAGCCGCGATTCGATGCCCGCGAGCGCGCGCCCGGGGGCCTTGATGAGGTTGGAGATCTGCTGGGCGAGCAGGAGAGGCTGCCCGACGAGCACGTCCATGCTGAGATTGACGAGCCGTTGGATGTCCCGGAACTCCCGACTGACGGAAGTCGTCGCATCGGAAACGCTCTGAATGGCCGCGCTCACCTCACGCAGGAACTTCCGAATCGTGCCCTTGATGTTGGCCTTGTTGATCTCGCCGAGGAGATCCGTGCTGGCGGAGAACTGCTGTGCGGCGGCGACGTCGAAGCCGAGGAGTGCCGCCGCGATCTCGTCGGCTCCGTTCGCCGTCGATGACGGGTAGACGGCTCCGGTCGTCGTGAAGAACGTGACCTCGACGACCGATTGATTCGCCTCTTCCTTCAGGTTATCGCGACGGACGACGTCACCGAACGGGACGACCTTGAGCGAGCCGTAGAGTGGGTGCTCGAGCTTACCGAGGCCATCCTCGAGCAGCGCGCTCTCGAACGCGGTGGCGATCCGGTCGTTGTCCTTCCCCCAGAAGAAACAGCGGAGCGGGTAACGTCTCGAGCCGTAGCCGTTCTGCTGGACGTAGCCGTTATTTACGCCGGGGAATTCAAAGGCCGTGCCGCGCTTCGACGTCTCGCGGCTGACCTCCTCGTAGGCGAACTTGATGCGCGTGCCCTTCGGGGACGTGTAGGCGGCCTCTCGGAGGCGATCCTTCCAGCTCTGATCGACGCCGAAGAGCCCGAGGGCGGCGGCGAGGAGCGGTGGCACGTCAGGCGGGAAGGCCATCAGTAGGCTCCGCTCGGCGTGAGTGCGAGACCGAATCCGCCGCCAGTCGGTTTCTTCGTGATGGCGGCCTTTCCAGTCGTATCCCTGATCGTGACCTCGCCTCGGCTCGTCGAGTTGATCTGCTCGATGCTAGTCGTCGAGAGAGAGGCGCGAGGTGGTACCATCTGAGTCGTGTCCGTAGCGTTGGCCTGCGCCTGCTGATTCTGGAAGGTGTTGACGGCTTTCGCGGGGTCGAATGTTCCTTGCTTGATCATTTCGCCGATCGTGCCGGTAATGCCGAGTCCGCCCGTCTCGGCGTTCAGCGCCTTCCACTGATTCCAGGCCAGAACGAGGGCGCCAATCGCGGCCGCAGCCGCTGCGACCGTTACGAGGAACGGTGCGAATGAAATGGTGGCTGCTACCGTCGCCGCTATGCCCTCCATGGAGGCCAGCCGGTAGGCGGCCATCGCCGCGGTCGCCACCTCCGTGACGGTCGTGTAAGCCGTGGTCGCCGCCGTGCGCAGCCATAGGACTGCCGACCATGCTCCGGAAGCGAGGGAAGACGCGATGGTCGACGCCGTGAAGCCAGTCGTGCTCGCCTGCCCGATCGCGAGCGCCGCGTTGTAGGCCCATGAGGCGGCAGTGCTCGCGATCATCGCGACGCGGGAGGACGTCTGCACGGCGATCAGAATGCCCAGGGCGACCGCCGAAACTTTCACCGCCGTCGACAGCCTGCCGATCCACTCGCCGGCCTGTTTTACCTCTGGCCAGAACGCAATAAGCAGCGCGGTGACGATCGTGAGGCCGACGATCCAGAGGGTGAAAGGGTTGGCTGCGGCTGCTGCGTTCCAAACCCATTGCGCGGCCGCCACTAGCTTGATGGCGACGGCGACGGCAGTAAAGACGCCCACGATCTTCCCGATACGTTCGCCCCACATGACGATCTTCGGCAGGTTGTCGGCGATGCCGGCGATCGTGTCCTGGACCTTCTGCACTATGAGATCTTGGTTCGCAGCAATCCACGCATTCGTGCCGTCGATGACGCCGCGGAGGGCCCCGCTCTTCAGGTTGAAGAGCTTCGTCTCGAGCACCTCGACGGTGGACGTCAGGAGCTTCCACGATCCCATCGTCGTGTCCATTCGGATCTTGGCGACCTTGCCGGCATAGTCGCCAACGTTTCGCACGCCATCGGCGAGCTTGTCGAAGTCGCCCGACTTGGCCATGTCGGCGAGCCCGAGGGCGGCCTTGTCGCCACGGAGCCCGACGAGCTCGGCGAAGAAGGCCATCCGGTCCATATTGCCGCCGGCCTTGTCGCCGACCTTGATGAACTGCCCGAGGACGTCTCGAAAGGCGAGCATGTTGCCCTTCGAGTCCTTGAACTTGATCCCCATGGCCGCCATCTTGTCGGCGGCCTCTTTCGATGGCTTCGAGATCTTCGCGAGCATCGTCGCGGTAGCCGAGCCCGCCGTGCTGGCATCGATGCCCATCTTCTGGAGCAGTCCGACCGCGGTAGCCGTGTCCTCGATCGAGACGCCGAGAGTCTTCGCGGTAGGCGCTGCAATCGAGAGCGCTTCGCCCATCTCGGTGATGCGAGCGCCGGTCTTCTCTGCTGTGAATGCAAGGATGTTGGCGACCTTGTCCGTCTGCGACGCCTCCAGGCCGAAACCTCGGATCGCGCTACCGACGACCGTGCTCACCTCGGCCATGCCCTCGCCGGACGCCGCGACGGCGTTCAGCACGCCCGGGATGCCCGCCAGGATTTCCTTCGAGTCGAAGCCCTTGCGGGCCATCATCTCCATGGCGTCGGCGACTTCGCTCGATGAGAACTGAGTCACGACGCCGAGGCGCATGGCCTCCTTTTCGAGCTCCTGGATCTGGCCGCGGTTCTTGCCCATAACGGCGCCCACGTTCGTGATCGCTTGTTCGAAATGCGCTCCCGCTTCGCCGACGTGCAGCATGGCAGCGCCGCCGACCAGCCCTACAGCGACCGTCGCGGCGCCGAGCGCCTTCAGCGCGCCCATTGCCTTGTCTACGCCGCCGTTCAGCTGACCGAGGCCGACGCTCGCGCTCCTCGTGAACTTGGTGAGGCCGGTCTGCATCTTCGCGACGGGAGCGGAGAAGCCATCGATCGCCTTAAAGAAAGCCTCAATTGAAAACCGTCCGGCCATCGTTCTATCTCTTCGGTCGCGCTTTCGTCGTCTCGCGGAGCTCGGGACGGAGCCCGTCGTAAAAGAATCGGATCTCTGCGAGCGTCATGGTGCGAGGATCGGGGAGCCCCGGATAGTCGCGGCAGATCTGCAGCAGCATCTCACCGTGTACTCGTGCGAGCGTGTGCAGCTCTCTCCCCGTATCTTTCTCGGGCGGCAGCCGCGCGTCTTTGCCTCCTCGAACGAGGAGCGCGACTGCCCTCAGCCCAAAAAAAGCATCGTAATCGACTGACAGACCTTCAAGTCTCGGTTGGCCATTCCAGCGAACCGGGACGGCGGCTGCTTGGTCGCGTCCGCCATGAAGGCAAACATCTTGCCGACGTCGTGCCCGGTCTTCTTCTGATCCATCGCCATGAGCGACGCGCCCGACGGTTCGTGGAACACGATGGGCGAACGGTCTCCGACGACCGGCGTGAAGACGGCTCGGCCCGATTCATCGATGACGAGGCTCCCGGCCTGCATGGCCTTGAACAGGCGCTCGCGCGCGACGACGAAGGATTTCCGATCTTCCTCCGCCATGCCGGACTCGTAGAGCTCGAGCCCCATCGCTTCGGTGAAGCGCTCGAATTCCGCCTGGCAGACTTCTAGCGCGATTGTCGGTTCAGCCATCCTGTCCTCCTATTGTCTCGGTCTCAGCGCTTGGCAGCCCTCGGCGCACCCGGGTGGCCAATGCCATCAGCTCTATAAAGGTGCTGCACGTAAAATCCGCGCAGCAGATAGATCCGCTTCCCCATGCGTCGGCTCTCGCGGTGCATTTGGTTGTCCACTCCGAAGAAGCCGTCTGGAATCTGCATCCCGACTCGGCCCGCTGCGGTAAGGCATAGGACCACGCCGCTCAGCAAATGTCGGTCCGTGATGTCAATCGCTTCCGTTCCGTATTGCTGTTGCAGAGCGAGCCCGAATTGCCTGTGGACCAGCATGTCGTGACCTGCCGGCGCTCCCGCTGGGATTTGTTCTTTGTTGCCGATCCGGTTCGTCATCGCGCCGAAGAGTCCGGCATCCGGGTACCGCTCGATCGCTGCCAGCAGTTGCGGATACCAGCCGCGAGTTGTGAAACAGGCATCGTGGTCGAGAAAGACGCAATCATCATTCGGCTGCAGCCGAGACAGGATCGCTCGATAGGCTGCGCCGAGGTTGCGCGCGA